TGCTGTTATCGGTGACTAAACTCTCTCATGGTTCCTCATTCTGGGAATAGTTCGCCATCGGACAGGCTCCGATGCAGCAGCAAAGGTTGCCGCGTCCGATGGTTTCCCCAGAGTGACGGAATTAAGTGTATAAGCAAGCATTAAGTTACATTGATCTATGAGTCAGAAGGTAGGCAAAATCTTTCGTCAGGCATTGAAGAGTAATCCGGACTTCATCAACCGACTTGCAACAAAAGACCTCTATGCGACGGCCATTCTGTTGCCGGACGATGGTGTAGATAACGTGCCGCTGCCTTACGCCATCGTGATGGTGCTGGGGGCGCAGAACGATGAATCGACGAAAGACAGCTTCGAGGGTCAGACCGACAGCCGTACAGTCGCTATTGAGATTGCAGCCAGGAACACGGACGAAGTGGCAGACCTCGCAGAGCATGCCCGTGATACGATCTTTGAGTATTTCGAGAATGCGACCGAGGAGACTGAGAACTTCGAGCTGATTCCCGACGACTATCATTACAGCGACGACGGTATCGCCTTTGACCAGCTGAAGCCATGTTGTTATACCACGCTCACGTATCAGTGTGATGTTAAACGATCATCCAAACAAGAATAGATATGAAAGGTCAGAACTTACGCATATTGATCGGCTCGCCAGCCAAGTGTATAGCCTACTCGACCTCATGCACATATCACCTGTCAAACACGCTTGAGGATAGCTCAACGAAAGACGATGTAGGTGGTTTTCAGAAGCAGGAGGTGACAGGCATGGCAGGTGACATCAGTTGTGATGCGCTTTATGCCGTCGGCACTGATTCGACAGCCGTGAATGGAGAAGCTGCCCTGGATTTGGTATTGGCAGGTGCAGAGGTGGATGTGGAGTTTTCACCCACTGAGGGTGCAAACAATCGCACTGCAACTGGAACCAAGTACACCTGTAAGGCCATTGTCAACGATATTTCTGTTTCGGCACAAAACCGACAGAACGTGACCTATACCATCCAGATGCAGATGAACTCGAAACCCACTAAGGTAGTCCCTCAGTAGCATCGTCGCCAATCAACACAGCAGCCAGTCCGTCGGAGACTGACGGAGGCGATGCACCCGAGACTGCTGGATAACTCTCTCGACGTTTAGCCATAGTATTACATTAAAGTTGAATAATCCGCGCCCAGCTTTGGCCCCGACAGGCTGGCTGGGCGTTTTAAATTAGAAAGAACTATTATGAACCCAGAAAGAACAATCAATATCACACACAAGAATGCCGAGGGCAAGCTGGAGCAGACGGAAGTAAGGATGCTCTATTGCGCGGCATCGGAGACAGGATTCCAGTCGTTATCTGGCGAAGTTATCGACGTATTCAATCCCGAAGTCGGCAAAGACGAGAAGGGCGAAATTATCATCAAGTCGGCACCGAAAGCCACCGACATGCACTATATTCAGCTGGCAATCGCCTGTATCGTTGCTGCTTACGAAAGCGACGGGAAAGAGCCACCGATCACGTCAGAGGACATCATGTATCATGCCACCCGCGAGGAGGTGGTGAAACTGGTGCAGGCGGTCGTGGAGATGCGCACGGAATGGCTATTCGTGCCTGCCACTATCCCCAATGAGATGAAGCCGACGACGGATGGAGGAAAGCGAAAAAACGGGCAAACGCCTACGAAACGTTCAAAACGTGCGTAGGCGAGATTGGCATCCCGCGCCACGAATACCTGTATGAAATGCGGTGGTGGGAAATCCTGCTCACTATCCAGGGCTACAGAAGGCGAAACGTGCTTCAGTATCAGCTTCAGCGCATCACCGCATGGGCATCTGCCTTCTGCATGGGTAATAAGAACAACGTACAGCCGCAGGATTTCTTCCATCTTTACTGTGATGATTATAAAACAGAAGAGGGTGATGATGACATCAGCGACGACGAGATCGAGGCCATCCGTCAGCAGATCATTGCAGAGAACGAAGCGCGAGCAAAAGAACAAAAATAGGGGAGCCACTGCTCCCCTTCATTGTCTAACTCTTAAATCTAAACATATGAAAAACATAAAAACGGCACAACCTCACGGCTCACCATGTATGTACGTCTTCATCGCCCCAGGTATCATCGGCAGAGAGCGTGAAAGCCTTTGACGTGCCGAGGATGCCACCTGAATAGGCGGTGGTGATATTCTTGTTCAATGTCACATCTTCGAGTGCCACCTGTCCAAGTGTTGAATCGTCGGATGCTTTCAGCGCGGCGGTGATGTCGGTCTGCCAGTCGGTTGATGGTACGAATCCGAATATCGAAATAGCAAGCTGTCCCGTTGTGCCGATGTATGAAGACGGGATGTTTACCTCACGCGGCTGATTGGCAGATGGTGCAATGCCGCTGCCCGTGGTGTAGTTGATACCATAGTACCACTGCACAGGCGTGATGACGAACTTTGCAGCCCCATCAGGCACTTCATCGGTGACGGTGATCCTGAGACGGGTGGCGACACGGCTGAGCGACACCGCCTGCGACGATGCCGACGATGGCGAAACGGTGACGGTGGCGATTGCCCAGAAGGTGTCGGACGGCTTCACCCAGATAATCGTCTGAGCATCGGTGTCAGATGTCGGTGTCGTGCCACGGGATGCAACGAAATAGAGGGTGTGTTCGCCATATCCCATCGAAGCGGAGAGGACACCGAAACTCTGATCCGTGCTCGACTGATGGACGGTCTGTTGCAGTTCTTCGCCAACATAGTCGAACATCCACAGGTCGGTGAGATCGAGTGAGGTGATGTCCGCTCTGGTCATCGCCTTCATCTGAAAGGTGTCGCCAAAGGTGAAGGTGATGGTTTTCGCATCCATGCCAGTCGGCTTTTCAGTCTGCGGTTCTTCATTCATACATGCAATCGCGGTCAGCATCAAGGCTGCTGCCAGGCCAATACTTAACTTTTTCATAGTTGTTTTGTTTTTATAGTTTTATATTTAAGGGAGGGCGGCTCTCATCACCGCCCTTTGTCCTTTTTCTCTTCTACCGGTATCATTTGAGCTGCTACGCGTTCGAAGTCATCATAGACCGCTTGCGCCTGTACCTTCGCGTATCTCTGCGTCTGGGTAATATTGGTATGGCCGAGCATCTTTGATACATTCTCGATGCTGGCACCATTCCTGAGCATCCATGTTGCGAAGGTGTGACGGGCGAGATGGGAGTGCAAGCGGGTCTTGATGCCTGCCATCTGTCCGAGAGCCTTCAGGTGACGGTTATAATCCGCATTGCTGATCTTCGGAATCTCCCATCCGTACTTTTCGAGAATCTTCACAGCTGGAGGGAGAAGTTGCGACACGTATGGCACACCCGTCTTGATTCTTTCGCCGACGTGCTTCCATGCTTTGCCGTCCCATTTATAATCTGATGCGTCGAAGGCTTGCATGTCGGAGTAAGGCAGACCCGTGAACATCTGGAAGATAAAGAGATCATGCACGACATCAAGCTCCGAACCCTTTGGCAGTATGATGGCCTCGAAGCGTTTCATCTCATCATCGGTGAGATATTCAGGATTCTCGCGCTCGCCACGCTTGAATTTCCCTTTGAGACGGTCATAGGGGTTCGTTTCTATCTTATCGAAAGCCAAAGCACGATTCAATAAAGCCTTCAAACATTTGTGATAGTTATAGACACCGCTGTTGCTCAGTTTATCAGGCTTTATGCCAGCTTTGCGCTTTGCATCGCTAACAGGTTTCGTCACCTGATGCAACCATGCGTCGAAGTTGGCAATATTCTCCACGGTTACATCCTGCCACTTCATCATTCGCCCATACTCCGTGAGCCGTGACACTAACGGACGGTAATGTTTGGCCGTGCCATCAGTCACACCAAGCAAAGAAATCTGCTTTTCAATCCACGCAAGGAATGTCGATTCGTCAGACTGTGACTCGACGACCTGCCACACCTGTTTGCGGATGTCTTCTATATTGATTGCCTGCCCATCGCGCACGCACGTATTCACGCACGCAAGTACCTTATTGTATATAATAGCCAGGCGGTCATTCAGTGCATCGGCACCCGTGCAGTTCACGATACGGCCTGCCACGAACTCCGACTTGTGACATTTGATACCCGTGCCGAAGTAGTAACTTTTGCGCTCGATGGTGATACGAATTTCAAGTTGACCTAATCCGCCAGCCTTCACCCGTCCTCTGTGATCCCATACTATTGCATTTGTTATTTTCATGTTTTATGTTTTTAACTTTTAGACATCAGGACTGCCAAGTCATGTCCACTCCTTATGAGCATTTCCTTTGGGGTCATAGGTTTCGATCCATTCGATGTTATCACCCTGATTTGTTTCCCCACCCGTTTTACCACTGGGGAGAAAATGGGGAAACATCCCGTCTCGTAATGTCCTATAATGTCCGATATTGTATTTTATCATAATTCTCAAGATTTAACGAAAACCTCCGTGTTTACGGTGGATGCGCCCATTTTGACGCACAACCCCACCATTTCGTAAGTGATCCGTTTGGGGTTATGCGCGGGTGAGACATTAGGCTTGTATAATAACAGGTTAACCGTGTTTTCATGGTATCGATGTGGGGAAACATTGGTAAAACGATTCTCCACAAAACAACGGTTAATCTTATTATCATATCAATAAACGTCATACTCGCGTTGCCTTTATATCGAGTGCATTATTTGCTGATTTCGCAATTTCTTCAGTGAAGACCTGGTGTTCTCCACGGATGAGACCTTCAGGTGTAGAGCTATCAGGATCATCGTTGACACACAATGGTGCAAATGTAGGTGGCTGTGGCATAGCATAGGCACTTGCCATCATCGCTAACTGATTCTTCATACCTTCGATACCGTCAATGGCAGTTCCTAATTTTGTGGCGAGCATGTGGTTTTGTTTCTTCGTTTCTCGGAGTTCAGCAATTAATTCTTTATTCTGAACACGGGAAATCCTGAGCTCTGCCACCAGCGCATCGTTGTCTTCTTTGGACTTTTGGAGTTCCGAAAGGAAAGATTCATTTTTGATTTTCGTATCGCGTAGTTCTGCTATTAGTTTCTCACTTTGTCGTTCCAGCATCTCACTGCGAGTTGCCATGCGTGCCGATTCCTCAAAGAGCCGTTGCACGTAGTCAGGTATTGTAGTCTGCTGTTGGTGTTCAATCTCTGATGATTTTGAATCCTCTTCTACAGTCAGAAGATTGCCTTCACCATTCAGAAGGTATTCCAGGTTGAATACGCCTTTGTATGTTTCACAGATATTCTTGAAAAGTTTGTCTGTCAGATAGTCCTCATTCCCATTTAAGGCAGATGAGACGTAGGCGCGTGCATAACCTATCTGATCAGCAAAACCGCCCTTAGTATGAACACCGTGATGGTTGTGTAAGTGCTCATACACTTCATTCAGTCTTTTTTGTCTTTCTACCATAAATCTAACACTTTATTTATTAAATATCCTTAAATCTAACAATAAATTTATATTATTCTATTGAAATCTAAAATATTCTTTATATATTTGCACCCGAAAATAAATAAAGTTTTAGAAATCGGGCACAAGAATAGCCGTCAGGCGTTAAACGTCTTTTCAGCAAAAGCGGACACGCCACTTTGCAAGGGTAATGGATTGCAAATATACGGCTTTCTTCCCGATTATCTAACAAAAACATTAGAAAATTAATAAAGTTTAAGTAAATGGCACAGGAAAAAGTAACACGTAAAGAGCTAACTGATATGCACATCGGACAGACGCGCATCTTTACTCTTTTTGAGGAAACGAAGCTGCAATCTGTCGCCACGACATGCAATCAGTTGAAGAATGAGAAGAAGGGCGAGTGGTCTATCAAGAGAGACTACAGCGCATGTTCTGTCAGTGTAACCAGAGTGAAGTAATCATGGATAAGCAACTCAGAGCAGAGGTGATCCAGACCGTCGAAAATGCGATGAAGACCTACAACGAGAAGTGGGTGACGGCTGACGTGCTTTGTGAGCATGTCGGAACACTGACACCTCGATGGCTGAAGGATCACGGTCAGGCATTCAACAGGACACGGGTAGAGTGGAATGAGAAAGATGCGAACGGCAATGTGCGCCACGTCGTTTCAAAAGACTGGCTCTACCCGCTGAACGAGATCAAAGAATGGATCATGAACGGCAAAATCAAGGAACTCACATCATAAGTGTGGACATAGGCTTTTTTAATCACAGATTAACCAAACCCCAGCCCGCCGTGATGGTTCGCTGGTTTTACAGAAGACCAATATTACAGTTAATTCATATATAGAGATTTTTTAGTTAGACACAATTTGATTATTTGGCACCGAGCGCGGTGACCTCCCATTCGGATTAAAAAAGAAGTTTTACTATCCCTGCCATCCGCGAGGCCCGCAGGTTTTACGAAGAAACTACGAAATCAATCATCAGGATAAGACATGGAAGGTTGGCTGAGTGGACGAAAGCACCTCACT